CGGGCACGCCGTAGACCTCGAACCGGGCGCTCGGTAGATCGCGCTCCGGGTCCTTCGGGCACTCGGTCGGGTCGTGGACGATCACGTCGGACGACGAGATCACGCGCGGCGAGCAGTAGATGTTGTAGTCGCCGACCGTCGCTCCGCCCTGCGCGAGTAGCGCGACCTCGAACGCGCGCTTGTGCTGGATGCTCGCCCGGAACGGCCCGCCGACCTCGGTCGCGAGCACGGGGTAGTTCAGCTCGTCGGACGCCCCGGTCTCGACGCGACGCTCGACGTGGACGACGTGGTCGAGCAGCGACGCGAAGCTCACGGCCCGACCTCGATCTCGGGGAGGTTGATCACGACCCGGGAGTCGACCGCGGAGAGCGGCCGGGAGACCGCGACGAGCGTCGTAAGCGGGTCGCGGACCGGGAGGATCGACGAGATCAGCGCGCCCTCGATGCTCGCCCGGGTCGGACCGCCCGAGACGCCCCGGGAGTACGAGTAGTCCCCGAGCCGCTCGGAGTTCTTGTCGGAGACCGGCTCGGCGTGGAGCGCGAGTAGGTCGTAGAGCACGGACCGGACGACCAGCTCGTCGTTCGGCTCGTAGAGCGCCGTGACGTACGGGCCGGTCCACCAGCGGACCGGAGACGAGTACGTCCGGACGACCGACGCCCCGGCGTCGACGAGCCGGAAGTGACCCGCGTCGACCGCGGAGCCGCCGTCGGTCAGGACGACCGCGTCGGTCCGACGGAACAGCCCGAGCTTCCCGTGGCTCGCGGAGATACCGACGTAGAACGTCTCGGTCCGGTCGCCCGTCAGCGGGCCGATCCGGGCCGCGAGACGGGCCTCGGTCTCGTCGAGGATGCTCTGCGCGACCGTATCGTCGGACGGTAGGTCGATCCCGCGGGCTCGGGCGTCGTCGAGAACGAGGATGGTGCTCATCTTCTAGTCGGAGAGCCGCCCCGGCGGGGGGGGTACCGGGGCGGCTCTCCTACCTCCTCCTCTATGCGGTCTCGGGTTACGAGCCCGCGTTGATGAGGACTGCGAACGGGAAGTCGCCGTCCGGGTTCTCCGCGGAGACCGGTGTGGCGACCGCGAACCCGACCCGCATGACCGCCCGCATCGCGGCCGAGTCCTGCTGCATCAGGTTCAGGACGACGTTCCCGGAGTCGTCCGAGATCACGCCCTCGGTGTGGATCGTGAACGTGATGTCCTGCCGGATGCCGAGGACGGCCATCGACGCGTCCCCTGCGATCAGCTCGTAGTTGTTGACCCACGCGCCGTTCCGGACGTAGAACAGGTCCTCGCCGTAGATGGAGTCGCGGGACCCCTCGGCGAACGTCTGGAACAGGGGCTCGTTGGTCGTCGCCGCGCGGAGTCGGCGGAGCCGCCCGCGCACCTTGCGGCGGGCCCAGACCGCGTTGACGTCGTAGCCGTCGTCCTCGACCTTGGCGATCGTCAGCGCGACGTCGTCCGCGAAGTCAACGCCGGTCCCCTCGGTGACGGAGTTCCCGGCGAGCACGGCCCGCTCGGTGATCCCGGCGCCCCACAACGCCGGGGCGTCGACCCCGAACAGCGCGGCCCGGTCGATCTTCGCGCCGAACGCCTCGACGAGCAGCGGGCGGGTCTCCGCCCAGATGTCGAAGTCGGCGTCGTCAAGCACGGCGAGCGGGACGGGGATGATCACGGCGAGTTCCTCGGCCGTGATCGTCTGGTTGGTCCAGTTGACCTCGGACGTCTGCTTCAGTCCGGTGTCGCCCGTGACCCAGTACGCGACCGGGAGCACGGAGAGCACGGGCTGCGTCGACGTCTTCGAGGAGAGTCGAGCCCGACGGAACGACGAGAGCGACGCGGACGCCTGCGGCAGTCCGGCGATGATCTCGTTCGTCACGGGCTCGGGGATCAGCGCGTCCGCGTCGGTACGCGAGATCAGCGAGTTGAACGGCATGTGCGAAGGCTCCTCAGCTTAGGAGCGGCCAGCCCTCGCCCTGATCCAGTCGTTCATCGAGTCGCCGCCCGGTCCGGGTGGCGTCCCGCGTGGACCACCGCCGAAGTCTGGTTGCCCGCTCACGAGAGACGGATGCTGCCTCGCCACGTCGCTCAGGAGCTTCTCGATGTTCGTCGGCGTACCGGCGTCGTCGTAGGCCACCTGCGCTCCGTCTACGAGACGATGCGCGATCTCCGGGTCCCGGAAGTTCAGCTTCCGGGCGATCCCGACCGTCGCGATCTGGAGAGCCATCGCCTGCCGCGCTGCCCGCTCCGCGTCTCGCTCGCGCTCTAGGGTCGCGAGCTTCTCCGCCGTTCGCTCGGACTCGGTCTTGTCCGCGTCCTTACGAGCCGTCTCCGCGTCCTCGAACTCCTTGAGCCGCTTCCGGAGGCTGTTCGCCTCTGACCGTAGCTTTCGGGCGTCCTCGACGCTGAGTGTCTCGGGTGTCGCCGCAGCTGGCGTAACTCCTGCGTCCGCGTCTGCCGCCGGGGCGTCCGCGGTGCCCGCCGGGGGCTGCGCGTCGGGTGCCGCCGGGGCTCCGTCCGCGCCTGTGGTATCGCTCACTGGAGTCTACTCCTCGTAGCTGCTACGTTGTCCAGCGCGCCGAGCGGCTGGAAATCGTCCTCCTTCCGCTCGGCGTACCTCCTTCTCAGTCTCGCGGCGCGACCATCGCGCTCATCCTGATGACCGCGGTCTCGTCGTCCGGGAGCCCCTGCTCCGCGAGCGGCCCGTCGAGCGGGTCTCGACCGAACCGGATCGTGCTCTCGTCGATCGTCCCGAGCCGCGAGAGCATCCGGTACGCCCGCTCTCGGATCGCGCGTCGCTGGTACGGGAGCGCGAGCACGCTCCGGGGGACCGGGAGATCGACCTGCGCGCGCTTCGCCCGAGCCACGCTACGCGGTCGCCCCGTCGGTCACGGGGAACGTAGCGGTCCCGCCGTTCGGCGGGCTCTCCGTGGCTCCGTCGGACTCTCCGGGCGGGTTCTCGGGCTCGGGGAGCGCGGCGAGTAGCTTCGCGTTCCGCGCGATAACCGTCGCGGAGTAGCCGAGCTCCTCCATCGCGATCTCCGGGGCGAGTAGCCCGACCTGAAACTGCTTGATGATCGCGTCGGTCCGAGCCGCCTCGTTCCGGGTCTCGGGGTCGCCCCAGATCGTCTCGGCGTCGTTCTTCGCCTTCGCGGTCTGCCCGTCGATGATCAGGGCGAGACGCATCGTCTCCTCCCAGCCCTCGCCGAAGTAGACCTCCTGCGCGACGACCTTCTTGACGAGCGGTGCCTCGGATGACTTCAGCGACTCGCCCGACGGCGGGATGCTCGTCGGGGTCCCGAGGAAGTAGTGGTACGGCGTCCGCGAGATGCTCGACATCGAGCCGACCTCCTCCTCGATCGCCGTGATGTACGGCGAGAGGTCGGCCTGCGGGAACTGGCCGAGCGTCGGGACCGGGACCTTGTCGCCGTACTCCGCGGTCTCGGCCGGGGTCGGTCGACGGAGCGCCCAGAGGTTGTCGACCCCGGGCTTGAACGGAGCGATCGGCTGGCCCGTATCCGGGTCGACCGGGATGTCGATGTTCGTCACGTAGCGCTGGGGGAACGCGACGTACTCGGACGCGACGAGCATATCGAACCGGAGCTTGTTGATCGCGTTCTGGTTGCCCATCACCGGGGCGATCTCCGACCGACCGGTCCCGTCGCGTCGCGGCCGGTTCGGGAGCGGGACGACCGGGACGACGTCGAGCGGGTTCGGGACCGGGAAGCTCTCGTCCGGGCCGGGGTACGGCCGGAACGAGACGCTCTCCTTGGTCCCGTCCTCGCGGGTCGCCTTCGCCGAGCGGTACTTGTAGAGCCCGTCCGGGAGATAGAGGTAGGCGCGGAGGAACCCGTCGTCGTCGCGCCATGACTTCAGCGCGGCCCGTCGGACCCGACGGTTCCCGGCCTCGTGCTCGACGACCATCTCGTAGGGGTCCTCGATCGTGATGATCGGCCCGTCGACGCCCGGGGCGACGAGCGCGAACGACGTCCCCTTCGCGAGCGCGATCTCGTGTGCGAGCTGGCTCTCCGCGTCGAGCGAGTTCGCCTGCCAGAGCTTCCAGACGGTCTTGTCGGCCTCGGGCTTCCCGAACCGGAACCCCTGAACGACCATCCGCTCCCGCTC